TGCCAGAGTTTAAAGACCAAGAACAAGAAATAATTAATGAGTACCCCCCTGTCAGGGGATTTATAGATTTAATTATGGAATATGATAATGAAACCGTAATTGGTGAAATTAAAACAGCTAAGCAAGAAGTTTGGGATGGGCGGCAGGCAGAAATGAAACCTACAGCAAATCACCTACTTCAGTTGCTTACTTATATGAAATTAAAGAATGCTAAAGAGGGTTTCTTTTTATATGAAAATAAAAATACTCAAGAGTTAATAGTAATTCCAATTTCAATGAATGAAAGGAATACTGAGATAATTGAAGAAGCATTTACATGGATGTGTGAAGTTTGGGATAACTTTAAAGATGGGGACCTTCCAATGCGTCCATCAGGGGCATCTAAGTCTAAAATGCCATGCACGTACTGTCCAGTCAAAAAGGAATGCTACGCTGGATTATTAGGTACAGTTCAAATTGAGTCGTACAAGGTGCCAAAATTATGAAATGTTCAAATTCAGAATGTGCTAAAAACTTTAATCCTAAAACTCATAACCAAAAGTATTGTTCAGATGAGTGTTGTAGAATAGCAACTAATCGTAGGATTATGGAAAAGTATTATGAAAAGAAAGCTATTAAAAATGGTGCTCCAAGGACATGTAAAAAATGTAAAACAAAGTTAAGTAGATATAATCAAAACGAAGTATGCTCTACTTGTGAAAAGAAAATTGCTATTGATAGTAAAAATGCAATATGGAGTATACTAAGTGAACTTGGCTAATCTCGTAAAGACACAAGCAAACAAAGTATTAGGCATTGACGCATCCACCAACTCTGTAGCATTTTGTTTGATGGAAAATGATAAGCCTATTAAATGGGGTAAAATAGAATTTGTTGGAGCAGACATATTTGAAAAAATACATGATGCTAAAAATAAAATGCATGCCATGCTAGATCAATTAAAGTCAGATTATATTGTTGTGGAAGGTGCCATACTTGTCAGGTCACCTGATGCTGTGATAAAATTATCTTATGTTTATGGCGTTGTAATTGCCGAACTTATGTCGACAGGAGCAAAAGTGATAACAATATCTCCAAGTTCTTGGCAGGCATACATAGGAAATAAAAATCCTACTAAAGATGAGAAGGAGGCAATTAGAATTAAAAGTCCAGGATACGCAGACTCTTGGTATAAAACTCAATTGAGAAATATGCGTAAACAAAGAACTGTAGACTATTTTAATAAAAAATATAAATTATCATTAACAGATTTTGATGTGGCAGATGCCTTTGGCATTGCTCATTATTCTAATCAGGTATTAACTAAAAGATGAATTGTGAACATGTGTACAAAGATCTTGGTCCAGGGCCGTGTCCTAAATGCGGACTGCAAACACATACTATAGACTGGAGTCTTCAAAACAAAATGATGAATCAGTGGCACATAGATAATCCAGATGCTCAGTATGAGGGCTGGATGTCTATATGAAATTATACCAAAGCCATCCTTGGCTATATAGAAGATACACTGTTCAAAAGAAAACTGTTACCGAGATTGCTGCAGAATGTAATGTCTCGGCCATGACAATACAGAGATATCTAGAAAAGTTTGGATTAATTAAAAAGAGATGAATATAGCATACAAGCTTTTCCATTTGCCCAGAGACCATGATAGAAATAAATTGGTTGAAAACTCTCATTCTGTTTTGCTTAAAAATATAAAAATATTAGACACCGATACAATTAAAATATCATCATATGATGACTATGTTAAATTTAAAGATAGCCACCCAGATTTTAATATAAATATAAATGGATATAATTTACATAATGAGCAGGGTTGGAGATATGGGGAAGTTGGTATTTGGGCTAGTAATTGGTTAGCATGGAAAAATTTTATTAATTCTGACTATGACTATTTAATTTTAATGGAAGATGATATAGTCATATATGATAATTTTTTTGAAAAAATAAATACTTATATTAAAGAATGCCCAGAAGATTTTGATGCCTTGCATATATTCTCACCAACAGATCAGGATTATAAACATAATATATTATTAAACATATCTAAAAACATATGCTCATCTTACCAAGATTGGTCATGTGCTTGTTATATAATAAATAAAGGTGGGGCTAAAAGAATGTTAGATTTATCTAGTAAAGGTATTAATCTTCCATTAGACTGGTTTATGTTTAGACAAAAAAATTTATTAAATGTATATACAATTAATCCAAATATAAGTAAGATATGTACAATAGAAGAAGTTGAATCAACATTTCAATTAAAAGAAAGCAGGAAGATACTAAATGGGATACTCTGATCCAGAAAATAAACCATGGGCTCAACAAAAAATATCTGAAATAGATCCAAAACTTATTCTAGATGTTGGTGCTGGGCAAGGTGTGTACCTTAACTTAATTAGGGCGGCACTGCCAGAAGATGTTCAGGTCCATGCCGTAGAAGTTTGGGAGCCATATATAAAAGAATTTAATTTATACAATAGATACGATAAAGTATTTCATAAAGATGTTAGAGATATAGAAAATTTTGAGTATGATTTAGTCATACTTGGAGATATTTTAGAGCATATGTCAGAAGAGGATGCAGTAAAAGTTTGGGATAGAATATCTAAAGATGCCAAATACGCAATTATATCTATTCCTATTATTCATTATCACCAAGATGCTATCAATGGAAATCCGTATGAAGTTCATGTAGAAGAAGATTGGGATTCAGAAAGAGTTTTAAAAACCTTTAAAGGAATTAAAGAGCACAAAGAATTTGCCGTAACAGGAACATTTGTTGCTAAGTTTGATAATGAATTTATTCCAAAAACTATTTGGCAAACCTATAAAGACCCATTTGTTGATTTACAGCCTTACATGCTTGAGTCTATAAATACCTGGAAGTCTTTAAATCCAGATTACGAATATAAATATATGGACGATAATCAATGTAGAGAATTTATATTAAAAGAATACGGACAGGATTGGCTAGATATATTTAATTCTGTACCAGTAGGCGTAATGCGTGGCGATTTGTGGAGGTACATGATTATATATAAATACGGCGGAGTATACTCAGATCTAGACACAGTATGTAACGAACCTATTTCAAAATGGATGATAAATAAATATAGCATGATAGTTTGTCCAGAAAATGATAGAGATTTTTGTCAATGGACATTTGCGGCAGCACCAGGACATCCATTTTTAAAGTCCGTATTGGATCATATTAAACAAAAATTAACTAATCCAGACTATAATAAACAGCATTTTGTTCATGAAAATACTGGACCGACTGCCTGGTCACATGGTATACTTAATGCCTTAAATATAAATCATGGATTTAATTTAATTGATGATTATCAAAAAATTAATGATATGCAAGCTGCTAAAGAAAATAGATTTTATTTGTACGGCGGGGAAAGATGGAGGATCTTTCATTTTGAATCAGTAAAGCATATATATGGAAGTCAAAATTGGAATGACGGAAGTTATGTGCAATGGATTCAAGACCCATTAGTGAAAGGTAAGAGATAATGCCAAAACCAGTATATGCAGATAGTAAACACTTTACCTATGATGAATTGTATATGCATTCGTTATCAGCGCCGTCTGGCGGAAAAATACTATCATCTTGTATTGATATAGCCCAAATGCTAATTGAAAAGAATATATCATATGGAGACTCAGCTTTAAATCCAATAAGGATATTTTCAGTTGCCGATGCAACAGAACAATTAAAGGTAAGAATTGATGATAAGTTAAATAGAGTAAAAAATAATCAAGGATTTGCTGGAGACAACGATATAGATGACCTAATTGGGTACTTAATATTATATAAAATAGCCAAATCTAATTGACATTTTCAGTCAACTAGAATATAATGAGTATATATGGAAATTGAATTATCAGATCATTTTGATCGAATGAATAAAGTTGTTTCTGAATTATTAAAAGGAAACAACCCTACTCAAATTGCCTCCCTAACTGGATTTAAAAGAGCGGATGTAGTTGAATTAATTGATGAGTGGAAGCAGGTAGTTCATAACGATACTGCTTCTAGAGAACGTGCTAAAGAAGCAATCTCTGGAGCAGATCAACATTATGCAATGCTTATTAAAGAAGCATGGAAGACCGTAGAGGATGCTGATCAGGCTGGTCAATTAAACGTTAAAGCAACTGCATTAAAATTAATTGCAGATATTGAAGGCAAAAGAATTGGAATGCTGCAAGAAGTTGGCCTTTTAGACAATGCTGAAATTGCGGGTCAAATAGCTGAGACGGAAAAGAAACAAGAAATATTAATAAAGATTTTAAAAGAAGTAACTGCTACATGTCCTAAGTGCAAGCTCGATGTTGCTAAAAGATTATCCCAAATAACTGGAATAGTAGAACCTATTATATTGCAGGAAGAAGTAAGTGGATCTTAATTTTGATGATTTAATAGATATACTCGATGGCGAAGAGTTTGATGAAAAGCCAGTCGATCTACGGACATTTGTCAGGCACCCAGACTATTTAGGACTTCCAGAATTATCAGAACACCAATATACTCTTATTGAAAAAAGCTCACAAATTTATAAAGAGTCTACATTGATTAAACTATTTGGCGAAGAAGAAGGTAAAAAAAGATTTAAGCAGACTGCAAACGAAGTAGTTGCACAGTTAGGTAAAGGGTCTGGTAAAGATTACTGCTCAACAATTGCAGTCGCATATACAGTCTATTTGCTTTTATGCCTTAAAGACCCAGCATCATATTACGGAAAGCCACCAGGAGATAGCATTGATATTATCAATATTGCTATTAATGCTCAGCAGGCAAGCAATGTTTTCTTTAAAGGATTTAAAACCAGAATAGATAAGTCTCCTTGGTTTATTGGCAAATATACAGATAAGGCTGCAGAAATAAAGTTTAACAAGAATATAACCGTGCACTCTGGACACTCTGAAAGAGAAGCTTGGGAAGGCTATAACGTAATAATAGTAATCCTTGATGAAATTTCTGGTTTTAGTATTGAAAATACTACTGGTCACGATCAAGCAAAAACTGGTGGTGCTATATACGATATGTATCGTGCCTCCGTAGATTCCCGTTTCCCAGACTTTGGGAAAGTGATATTGCTATCTTTCCCAAGATATAAGAATGATTATATTCAACAAAGGTATGATGCCGTAGTTGCTCAAAAAGAAACTGTAATAAAATCACATAGATTTAAAATGGATAATGAGTTGCCAGACAATACAGAAGGAAATGAATTTGATGTTGAATGGGAAGAAGACCATATAGTCTCATATAAGATTCCTAAAGTTTTTGCCCTTAAAAGACCAACATGGGATGTTAATCCAGTAAGATATATTGATGATTTTAAAACTGCATTTTATACAAATCCAGGAGATGCTTTATCAAGATTTGCATGTATGCCACCAGATGCTATTGATGCTTTCTTTAAATCAAAAGAAAAAATTGAAAAAGCATTTAGGGTAGGGCAATTAGCAGTAGATAATTTTGGAAGACTAGAAGAGTGGTTTATTCCAGATCCAGACAAAGAATACTTTATTCACGTAGACTTGGCACAAAAACACGACCATTGTGCAGTATCAATGTCTCACGTACAAAAATGGGTAAATATTAAAATTACAAATGACTACTCTCAACCAGCGCCAATTGTAGAAGTAGACGCTGTAAGATATTGGACACCAACAAAAGATAAGTCTGTGGATTTTACAGAAGTTAAAGATTATATTCTATTATTAAAAACACGGGGATTTAAAATTAGGGTGTGTACTTTTGACAGATGGAATTCTCATGACATGATGCAACAACTAAAACAATACGGCATCAATACAGAGATTCTGTCTGTCGCTAAAAAACATTATGATGATATGGCAATGATAGTAGCTGAAGAAAGGTTGGTTGGACCATATATTCAATTACTAATAGATGAACTTCTTCAGTTAAAAATTATGAGAGACAGAGTAGATCACCCAAGAAAAGGATCTAAAGACTTGGC